TGGTGGAAGTAATAAAAAGGAAGAAAATGGAAATGGAGGTGAAGGTGGAAAAGCAACTGAAGCATACTGATACATAGTAATATCAGTATGCTTTTTCATTATGGACGATTTTATTTGTCGTTATAAAGAGACTTTTACACGACAAGAATGTAGAGAAATTATTCAAGAAATAGAATTTTTTGAAGAGACCCAGAGGTTGTTTAGAACAGACCAAAATCCTCATTATCAAGATCAAAAAGCAATTAATGTTAATGTAGACTTTGAAGTTGATTTTGCCTCGGCAACTAGAGTCAACAAAATGATGTTTCCCAAGTTAAAAACTTGTATCGACAAATATCTAAAAAAATATACTGTTTTAGGGCAAAGAAAGTTTATAGTTTACGACTGCAAGATAAAAAAGATTGCACCAGGTGCAGGATTTCATGCATGGCACTACGAGAATGGTGATTATTTAAGTTGTGGTAGAACATTTGTTGTGCAAACTTATCTTAATGAAGATTTTGATGGTGGAGAAACTGAATTTTTGTATTTGAATAAGAGAGAGCAAGCATCCACTGGAGATGTAATTATCTTTCCTTGTCAATATACGCATACTCACAGAGGAAATCCTCCTTTAGGTGGCACAAAATATCTTGCTACTTCATGGGGATGGATTCAACCCAGTCCAAATGATACAAGTAAAAATGAAAAGTGAAATTTTAGAGGCAACAGTTCATCAGGAACCTTTCCCTCTGATGATTATTGAGAATTTTTATAATGAATATGAACTGAATTTAGTATGGGAAGAGTTAAACTTTCTCACCAAACCAGGAAAGTTGGTGGAAGCAAAAGATTATGGTGGCATTGTTGAGGATACAAATGCAAAAGCACTTGTATTAGATGATGTATATGAAAATCATAGAGGTATATCAAATATTTTAACAGTTAATCGAAAATTGTTTAACTCCGGAGTATTAGATAAATTTGCAGAAATTCATCCATGTTGCAAGATAGCACCCAAATCTAACTGGGACTGCACTAAAATCAGATACTATCACAATAATGAGTATTATGATCCACACACTGATAGACATTTTCAATTTTTAGCATTTTCATATTTTTACAGAGAACCAAAGAAGTTTTCTGGTGGAGATTTAATTTTTCCCGAATATGATTTTAAAATTTCATGTGATAACAATAGTATGGTCATTTTTCCTGGTTGGGTTCAACATGGAGTCAGAAAAGTTACTATTGAAAATTCTGATTATTTTGAAGGTAATGGTAGATACGCTATTACATCTTTCTTTGGTTCCAGAGCAAATAATAACAAAGGAGACTTGACAAGTTAATAGAATCCATGTAGACTACCTTTGTCTAGGTTGAAGATAATATTATAAGACAGTTTAAGAACCGTCCACCAGGTCGCACTGGGGACGGTTTTCTGCTATAATATATCCATACCGAACAGGAGAGCACTTGACCGTCACCTTGCGACCCCATCAGAAGGAAGCAGTCAATGCGATGTGGGACAACAACAAAGGTCAGGTCATCATCCCTACTGGTGGTGGCAAGACCATTTGTATGATCGAAGATGCCATGACTAACATGGAACTGATCAATCGTGGTCAGACCTTTGTTGTTGTAGCACCACGTATTCTCCTGGCAGAACAACTTTGTAGTGAGTTTCTTGAGTTGATTGATACAACTCATACTCATATCATTCATGTTCACAGTGGTGAGACTTCACACTTCTCCACAACAAAGGCAGAAAAAATCAGTTTGTTTGTAAATACTGCTAGGACTGCTGGTGAGAATGTTATCATCTTCACCACATATCATTCCTTACACCGTATTTTAGAAGCGGATGTCGAAGTCAACACGATTTATTTCGATGAAGCGCATAACTCTGTCCAACGCAATTTCTTCCCTCCCACAGAGCATTTTGCTACTGATGCTGACAGGTGCTATTTCTTTACTGCTACTCCTAAGCATTCTGTTACTGTTTTCAAACCTGGCATGAATGATGCTGAGGTTTATGGTAATGTTATTTGTAATGTTCCTGCTCCCAAACTTGTGGAAGAGGGTTATATCCTGCCACCTAAGGTTGTTGTAAAGCAACTGGACATGGTACAGGATAGACAGTTGATCGCTGACCGTGATTGTCAGAATCTGATTGACACCATCGATGAGAATTCACTTGATAAGATTCTCATTTGTGCCCGTTCTACAAAGCAGATTGTCAAGTTGCTTGCCGA